ATCCATCCACCACCATTTTCATGCTGATGATAATCAGCATGAAAATCCACATTGATGCCATTTTTTTTAGCAAACTCTTCAAAATTCATTGTCTTTCCCTTTCAGTGTTATTTTAGTGAATTCCAAAATTTCTTGTTTAATTAACTATAATACATTTTCAGATAAATCAAGGGTAATTTTTGAAAAATTTATAAATTTGTTTTGAATCTATATAATGTTCAGGGATTGAACACTGTTTGCATGTTTCCTAAGTATAGGATATATATTAATTATACGGTTTAGCATTTCATCACTAACAAGAAAGGAGTTTTATGGATAAATTAAAGTTTTTATCGGTTATTTTGTTTTTCATCCTTCTATTAGGTCTTGTAGGCCATTTTATGTTCTATTATGAATTTCCTTCAGAAACTAAATCTCTGAAAGATCCTACTGGAAATCTCATTATATTTGCAAATCCTAAATAATGGAAGCCAAAATTGAATTGATTTGTTTTTGGTTTTTAAACACATCCCCAAAATCTTTATATCCTTTAGTTTTTCGTTTGTTCAAAACAATGTTTTATTTAAAATTTATATGTGGTTGGATTATTTATAAAATAAATAGGAGCACTTAAATTGACAGATAAGGATTGTCCTCTTTGTGGTAAAAAAGCATTAACTGTTATTTATTATGGACTGCCACATCTTCTTTGTGAAGATGTAAAATGTTCATGTCTTTGGGGATGGACAGCACACTTGACCCAATATCTGCCTTTCAATGGAGTATTTATTGCTTATCGGAATGGATATTGGCAATGTTTGTTTAAGTATTTGATGGGCAGTTTCAATAACAAAGAAGGAGAATAACCATGGATAAAAAAGCATTTCAAGATTTAGTAGATAAAGACAGGATAAATGAATCAAATAAAAAAGACAAGGACAGTTCAATTAATGAGTTGTCAAATGTTATTTCCACGTTTAACAAGCATCAAGCTGAATTGTTAAGGGAATGGAATAAAAGACCGGGGGCAACTGAATCGGTTAAAAAAGCAATGATTAAAGTAAAAGAGACAATGGACAAATTCTTCATGATTATTGGTGAATAATGTCTAACAAAGGATATATAGATTACATTAAAACGGTTAAAGATACTGAATTGGTACGATGTATTATTGGTTTCAATAATGATCCTCCTAATAATTCTGCATCTAGAAATAAATTTGGCTGTATTGTAGAAGAATTTGTTAGAAGAGAAAACCACACCAACTATCTTGGTCAATTACTGGAAAATTTTTTAAAGGATGGAATTAGGCATCCTGATATTCTTCATTTCTATATAAGAGAATATCTGGGCTATTATGTCCCAAGAAAGAGATTCTGTAGAAAACATGTGGCTCCGTTTTCGTTTATATGCGATATGTTCTTTGAAAACATCCGAAATGCAATTGCCTTTGCAAATCGCACGGGCGGGAAAACTCTCAACCTAGCTATATTAAACCATTTGGATATGCTTTTTAAGCCTGGTTGTTTGATCTGCTCTGCTGGTTCTACCTTGGAACAGAGTACTAGAATGTATAAGTACTTTACTGGATTTCATAACGACAATGAATTCCTTGTTGAATTGTTTCATAAAGACCCCACCAAAAGTCAAAGTGTTTATAAAAATGGAAGCTTTATTGAAATCATAACTGGCAGTATAAAGGGGTTCAATGGACCACACCCCCAAAAAGCAAGAATAGATGAAATTGAATTGATGGACTGGAGTGTTTTACAGCAAGCTTTATCTATGGCTAAGTCCAGTAATAATATTATGTCTCAGTCCGTTTTTTCGTCTACTCGTAAGGACGAGAGCGGCACTATGCAGAGATTATTGGATAAAGCAAAGACTGATCGAAGAGAATTTGGTGGGTTTAGAATCTATAAATGGTGTATTTGGGAAATTTTGGAACCTTGCAAAAGAAAATGCAAAAACGATGAAAGATACGGAACATGTCCTTTATTGGGTATGGATATTTGTAATGGGAAAGCACATAAATGTAATGGGTATTATTCTATAGACGATTTTATTGACAAGGCATATATGTTGGACAAAGAAACTCTTGATACAGAGTGGTTCAACAAAAGGCCGTCCAAGAATATCTATGTCTATGGTGAGTATTTTGAAGAAAAGAAAATACTTCTTCCTGAATTTAAAGAGCCTGAATTGAAGTGGACTGATTACTTAAAGAAGCATAGGCATATAGAGAAGATTGCCACTGTTGACTTTGGTAGTTCTCCTGGTCATCCTTTTGTATTTAAGATTTACTTTTGTGATGTTACTGATTTTAAAAAAGAAGTTGAAATTAGTGGCACAGAAGAGACTATCAGAAATAGAATAACGTTTTACTGTGTTTATGAATATCGTTCAGGTGGAAATACATTATCCTTTCATGCAGATAAGATAAAGTCAGCTCCTTATTATGAAGCAAACATGCCTATATTTGCAGATCCATCAGCTAAACAAGCTAGAATTGATTTGGATGAAACTTATGGTATTTATACTTACCCTGCTGATAATGAACTACTTTCTGGCATTGATAAAGTTAGATCTCATCTAAAATTCATCAATGGAAGATCCTGCCTTTACTATATTGATGGGTTTTATGACTGTGATGATACTGTAAACCAGGAAAGCAGTCTGCAAGAGTACAAGCAATATAAATTTAGGCGAACAAAAGATGGGCATGTAAACAAAAAAGAACCTATACCAATACATGATCATGGACTTGACTGTGATAGATATGCAATTGCTTCCAGTCAAATCTATTTTAGGGAAATGTTTACTGTTGTTGAGGAAACTATAACCGGGGGATATTGGGGGAGATAATTTGACAGATTACAAAGAAATGAAGCAAAACATGCCAGAAGAAGTAATTAAAGAGTGTTCTATTCTTTTAAACAAGTATGTTCGTGCCAAAACAGAAGCAACCAAAGTTAAAGTTAGGAATGAAGCCTTTGAAATCATGAGGGGCTATCTGGTTCTGTGGATTAATAGTATAAGTAAAAGATGGTATAAACACGAAGATAAAAATACTACCTTAAGTCTCAGTTGGGATGCTTTTGAGTGGTGTTTAAAATACTACAAACTTAATTACAACGTTGCTCCTTTCTTTTACTCCTATACAAGATATTTTCTTTTAGATCATTATGGTAAGAGAGAAAATGTAAGAATTCCTTTGGAAGAGTTGCAAACTATCCTTCAACAGTTCCCCAATCCTGAGTATCATCATTTCGAAAGGCTCTTAACTCTATATCAATTTAGAGATGTTATTCCTGAAGATTTTCTTCCTGTATGGGATGATGCTTTACTTTCGTTAGATCCAGATAGAAAGAACAGAGTAAGTCAATTCTGGAGATCTAAAAAGGTGGTTGGATCTGCCACTTCAGGGAAAGGGGAGATGCAACATTCCATACACGCATATACCTATAATGCGCTGAAGAAGTCTTATGTGGCAATCATAAAGTTGATTCTTGGGATAAAGGAGAATGGAAAGGTTGATAAATGTTTGAAATCATCAAAACAAAATATAACACAATAAAAAAGAGAGAAGAATTAAATAAACTATCTCTTGATATTCAAATAGAGGAAGCCAAAAGAAAAGATGAGTTTGATAAAATAGATTTGGCTTTCTCTATAAAACAAAGAGAAAAAGCAATTGAACTTTTAGATTCCACTGAATCTGTTAATAATCAAGTTCAAGATACAGACTTGGCTTCTGGATGGTTTATTCATGGAAGTAAAAGCGGTCAGATGACAAATGAATTGCATAAAGCCTTTTTGGCTAATGCATATGTTCTTTACCAGACTAATCCACATGCAAGGTCAATAGTGAGAGGATTAGTGAAGTTTGTTTTGGGGGTAGGACCATCAATTGTTCCCAAAGATAAGAAAAACAAGAAGGATGCAATTGAAGCATGGAGAGAGTTTAAGAAGGTAAATAAATTCAATGTAAGAGAAAAAGAAATTGCCACCAGATTGTTTAGGGATGGGGAAGTATTCAACAGAATATTTAGAGATAGCGATGAGGGAAATATTCGCCTGAGATTCATAAGATCAAATCTTATTGGATGCCCTACCAGTGGAAAGAAATATAATGATGACACAGCTTCATTTGGAATTATCACTGATCCAGATGATATTGAAACTCCAATAACTTACATAAAAATAGATGATCAAGGTAATTTCAAAGAAGAGATAGATGCTACAGACATTAAACATCTAAAGATCAACTGTGATGCAGATGATAAACGTGGTGTTACAATATTTAGAGTGGTTGCAAAAAGATTGAAGCAATATGAAGACTGGCTAGAAGACAGAATTGTGTTGAATAAGATTAGAAGTGCAATTGCTCTGGTCAAAGAAGTTGAAACCGGAAATGTGGGGGCTGTTAAGAACATTAGAGATGCAAACCTTTCCAGTAGATTTGCATCAGACAAAAATGTTGCACAAACATTTGAACGGGGAACAGTTATCACTGCTTCTAAAGGGATTAAGTACAATCTCTTATCTCCTAATATCAATGCTACAGATGTCAAGGATGACGGTAGAGCTATTCTTCTGGACATTGCTTCTGGTATTGGGTTCCCTGAGATGATTCTGACATCTGATTTTTCGAATAGTAACTATAGTAGTTCTTTGGTTGCTCAAAATCCATTTGTTAGAGAAATTGAAGATTGGCAAGATTTCCTTGTTCCATTCTATCAAGAATTATTTGAAGAAGTTATAAAGGCAAAAATAGAAGCAGGGAAATTACCTTCTGACACATCAACTGAATGTGATGTTGAATTTCCTCCTATGATTTCTGCTGATATGGACAAATTGTCCAAAGCATTTGAAACGTTATATAGGTTTAGGATTGTAAGCAAGAAAACCTGGCGTATGAAGATGGGCCTTGATCATGATTTGGAAAAGACGACCATTGATGAGGAAGATACTGAAGATGGTGGCATTAACCCAAATCAAATTCCACCTGGGGCTTTTAATCCTAAGAATATGAATCCTGCTATTGATGGAAGTAAAGCCCCTTCTCAACAGCAAGGTGGGCAGAAAAAGTTCAACATGCCTATCACTCCTGTTAATCAATATGGTGCAGCATTTATAGAAGCAATGAATAATAAGGATTATAAAAAAGCAGAGGAAATTGCAGATAAGATACTTGCCTTGGATGAAATTATAAATGAAACCACAGAGAAGTAATTTTCACTGTAGGCAAATGTATGGGAGTTCTGACGTAGTTTGTCAGGCTCCCATTTCTTTTTGTAAACCCCATAAAGTAAGGTACACTTTGATAAAATCTCAAGTTATAATTGGCAGTTGGAATGTGGACTATTATAATGATGAATGTTTATGGGAAGATTTTACTGATTTTAATCTAATCATTTTAAGAATGGATAGCAATCATGGCAAGTAATTTTAATGATGATTTAAGAGATTTTCTTATTATAAAATCACATTATATCCAAAGATTGGAAAATGGCACCGTTAAGGATTTGTTAGTTCCATATAAAAGAGCAAGGAAGACTATTAAGGAACGATTATCTATTTTAGAAGCAAGATTGGAAGAGCAGGTATTTCTCCAAGCGAGAATAGATAGATTAAATATGGAGCTTGCTGAAATTGACAACATTCTGAAGATAGCTTCTATAGAATCTGCTCAATCCATTGATTCAATAAGAGAAGAAGTTGCAATTATTGAACGTGACTCCTTGATGGAAAAACTTGGTGTTGCTTATGGAAAGATAGGCGTTGACGTTGTTCAATTACCTTACAGCAGCATTAATTTTATTCTGACTAATCCAATTCTTGGAGAATCTATTGGGGATAAATTGCTTTGGCTTGAAGCAGAAGTTGTTAGAAAAATGAAACAGGAATTGACCCAATCAATAATACTTGGAGAAGATGTTCGTAGAGCAACAAACAGGTTGCTTGGTGTAGGTGAAGCATTTGGTGGTGAATTAGGACAAAAGATAATCAATCGTGCTAGTATGATTGCCAGAACCGAATTGCTCCACGTTAGTAATTCAATCAACAAAGCAGTATTTGATGAAAACAGAGACGTGATTAAAGGTATTGAGTATGTAGCCACATTAGACAAGAGAACGTGTCCTGTCTGTGGGCCTTTGGATGGGACTGCTTACTACTATGATGCTGATGGAGCAATAAAGGGAAATTATATTCAACTCCCCCAACACCCGCGTTGCAGATGCCTTTATATTCCAATAACTTACACATGGTCTGAGTTAGCACAGCAACAAGGAATAGAAATCAAAGGTCAGACTAAAAAAGATTATTTCAGTGGATGGGAAGAGAAGACATACACATATAATGATTGGTTGAAAGATCAATCAGAAGCTTTTCAAAAAGATGTTCTTGGCAAAACCAGATATAAAATGTGGATTGAGGGGGACATTGAGTTTGAGGATATGCCTATTCAAACAACTAGCTACTCAATTGATGAGTATAGAAATAGCATATCATCTCTATAATTTTGGTCAATAAAGTCTAACTATATCTTTTATAGAATTAAACCTAATGGAGGAGATTTTAATACTTATGAAAAAACTTTTGTTCTTGTTTGTAATTTTTGCTGTAATTTTCCCCACTCTTTCTTTTTCTGCCGAAGTCAATCCCACTCTGAGATTTGGATGGACACAAGATACTACTAATTTAGACCATTGGACACTCTACCAAGGAAGTCAAACAGGTGGTCCCTACACTGAAATTTTAAATATTCCTTGGGATGGCATTCCTAACACAACTTATTCTGCTTTGAATACTTTTACAGTTACTGGAAATCCTGGTGAGAATATCACAAAATATTTTATACTGACTTCAACATCTACATCTGGTACAGAATCAGAATGTAGTAATGAGGTAGGTTATGTTTTTGAGTTTCCCATAATTATGGCTGCACCACAATCGTTGACTGTAACTGTTGAGGTTCAGTAATAATGCCCGTTAAGACTGGAAAAGATTCAAAAGGTTGTTTGCTAAATACGGAGATTCAGGAAAACAATGCTACTTTACTTGTGGAGATAAAGTCTCAATGGGTAAAGCGAAACAGAAAGAATTGATTCAGGGTGTAGCTATGGGTGAAGAATCAACCAATAAAAAAACTATTAAAACAGAAGGCAAACTTGTCATGCATCTTGTTAAATCTCAACAATTAAAAGAAGAGTTTTCACATGACATGACTTTCAAAGAGGCAAACATTGATTCTGAAAATAAAATGATAAATGGTGTGTGTCTCTTTGGTAGGCGTGAAAGTGCGAATGGAAGAACATATTTAGATAAAGCAATTGAGTCCATTGCAAATTTTAGTAATGGAACTAGGTGTTTTATCAACCATATTTCTAAAAGTGAAATGGTTGATCGTTCTGGGGTAAGAGACCTCAGAGATTGGGTTGGAGTTTTTGAAGGCAGTAACAAAAAAGGTGATGCAGTCTTTGCTAATTTAAAAGTTAGGGAAGCATATTGGGATTTGGTAAAGGATATTGCTTTACTTAAGCCAAAAGGAATCGGACATAGTATTGATGCAAGGGTGAAAGTATATAAAGACAATAATGGAAAAGAGAATGTTGCAGATGTCGAGTCTTTGAGGTCTGTGGATTTGGTAAGTTCTGCTGCTACCACCAACAATCTTTTTGAAGCTACATTAAAAGATAATATTGATATTGATCCTATCTTTGATCTTTTTTCAGAAGGATATATTAAATACAGAGTACAAGATAAGTTTAATGATGTGATGTCTACTGAGGGAATTATTCAAGATAAAATTGATGAAGATCAACTTCGAAGAGAAATTGATGAGTTGACTTGGGTGTGTGCTGATATGGTCAGATGCACTATTAAAGACAAAGAAATGGCCATTGAAGATAAGAAGAAGAAAGTGATGGCAGTGTTTGACGATTTGGATACTGAAGTTAAAAAACGAATGTCCAAAATGAAGAAAAATTCTAATAATAAAGGAGAGTACGATAAAATGGAATTTAACTTGAGTGACGTAATGGCAAATAAAGAAATGATGGAAGGTCTTGCCAATCATTTCAGCAAGCAAGAGAAATATAAGACTTTGGAAGCAGATCTTAAGGAAGCACAAGAGAAAGTTGCTAACTTTACCAAAACTGCTGCTGAAAAAGACAAGGCAATCGAAGATAACAAAACAGCAATTACTGCTTTGGAAGCTAAGAACAAAGAACTGGCTCAAGAGCTGGACAAGATCAAAGCGGCCGAAGCGGTTGCTGTAAAGAAAAACATGATTGCTGAAATGATTACTGAATCCAAACTTCCGAAAGAGTTGATTACTGATATCTTTATGGAAGATCTAATGAACCAAACAGATAAAGATCAAATTGCTAAACGATTGGAAGATCGTAAGTCTTTGGTAAGCAAAAAGGTGATTGTGAATAGTGGTGAAGAGCGAAGAGAAAGCATCACTGTTAATGAAGGAGAAAAGAAAGTACTTACCAAAGAAGAGAAAGAAGCTGCTGTCCTAAATCTTGGTAAAACTATCAGACGATAATTAAAGTAAAAAATATATTCAAAGGAGATAAAATAAAATGGCTGGAAAAAATAGACACTTGTATGGGGATATCAAACCCATTCTCGTTCAGATTCCTGGAGCAGTAGCTTGCTCTGCTGGAGATCTGATGTTTTTGAATACTGCTGTTAGTAATCAAGCATATCCTTTTGATGCTTTGATCGGCGGTGTTTCTACTGGTACTTGGCATGAAAACATTCTCCATGTCAACTTCCTAGGTGTCAGTATGGAAGATTCCAAATCTGGCGTAACTGAGAATATCACCATTGCTACTGATGGTGTTTTTCGTTTCCCGGTTTATGGTGGGCCTTCTGCTGTTACCATTGGTTCCAAGGTTTCTGCTGTATCCAGTAGCCTTTATGCTTCTGGTGCAGATCATGTAAGTAATGAGGAATCCTATTCTGTCAGCGGTTCTACTGCCATTTTGGGCATTTGTGTTAAGACACAATCTGGAGCTTCCTATGTAGATTTCAGGATCATTCCTGCTAAGTCTACTGGTGTAACTCTGGTCTAATAAATATGTCATCAGTTAAATACATAGGCAATGAGAAATACCCTACTTTGGTTAATGTCCAAGGTGGGGTCACTGTTGAAGTAGGAGATTTTCTGTTTTTGGATAGTTCAATTAATCTCCGAAATAATGGGGATTCTACTGCTTCTATGTATGCTTACCCAATTGAGTACTTTAGACCTGCAACGGAAATTGATGTGAAAAGAGTTCAGGTTGTAGCTTATTTTATTGGTGTAGCAATTTCTGATAAGTACGGTCAGACTGGTGCAAACAATAAAAATGTTACTGTAGCTACTGAAGGTGTTTTTGAATTTCCACTTAAACCAGGAAGAACTGTATATCCTGGAGATTATGCTTCTGCTGCTGGAACAACTGCTGCTTCTGATCTGTTTAACCAGTACGTTAGAAGAACAACAGATGTAAGTTATGCATTAGGTGTCTTTGTTGAACGGAAGATATCTGCTGCAAGAGCTTATGTTTCGATAAATTCGATATTGAATCCTAATAAATTATTTTAAAAATATTTGGAGGTAATGGAAAATGGCTTTTAGAGACAAGACTAAAACTGCCCTGGTGACTCTCCTGGAGTCCCATGGTGAAGATCAGGTTGTTGATATTTTGCATGAAGGGATTGAAAAGAAAACTTTTCGCCCCGAAGATTTCTCTTTGAGGGAAATTTGGGAAGCTTGTCAGACTGCGGCAAAAATGTCTACTGACATTTCTGAAGCTGTAACATCTTCTGCTTTTCCAAAGATTACTGGTGAGTTGATTAATTCCCGTTTGATTTCTGCTTATGAATCTGCTGCTACTATTGGTGACAATCTTTGCACTACTGTTCCTAGTAATAAACAGATTGAAACTATCGCTGGTTTTACCGATGCTGAAGGCCCTGAGGAAGTTGGTGAATCTCAGGACTATAAAGATTCTACTGTCAGTGAGAAGTATGTAACTGCTGACAACGTTAAATTCGGACGTATGATTAGCATCACCGAAGAAATGATCTATTTCGATAAAACCGGTCAGATCCTTGAGAAAGCACGGCGGATTGGGATGAAAGCTGCTCAGAAGAGAGAGAAAACCATCCTACAAGGTATTCAGGACATTAACAGTAATGTCTACAAGCCCAGCGGGGTTGCTACTGCATTCTTCTCTGCCACTTTCGGGAACTTGATTGCTTCTAACCCATTTGGTGAGTCTGGACTTGAGGCGGTTCGTAAAGCTGCTCAGTTGATGAAGGATGATTCTGAAGGCGCTGAAGGTGATATGGATTATATCCTTATTGATCTGAATAATATGGTTGTTTTGGTTCCCTCTGATTTGGAAGTGGAAGCTTGGCAGATGGCTAATTCTACTCTTACTCCTGAATCTGGTGATAATGCCAACAACTTTTTCCGTCAACGATTTATGCCCATGACTTCTCCTTTTATTACTAGCAGATCTACTACCACTTGGTATGCTGGAAATCCTAAAGAAGATTTCTGGTGGACGGAAGTTTGGCCTTTGCAAGTTCTTACCCAACCCACTCCTCATGATGATGCTTTTAAGAAAGACATTAAGGCACGTCATAAGGTTCGGTATTATGGTGGAATTTCCGCTGTTGACTACCGTCACTGGTTTAAGTGTACTGCGTAACTTTCTGATGTAATTGAATAAAGGGGGCGTGGTATATTTCTCAGCCCCCTTATTTAAACTGAGAAATAGGAGATAAAGTAAAATGCGAAGACACGGTACTGGTCATGGAACACGAATGCCCAGAGGAGTTTTTAGTGGTGTTACACTTGCCACTATTCCTTCTGGTGTAACTATGGATTCTAAAGGAATTGATTTTCCTAGCTTTGGTCCTTTTGATTTTATGTCTGCTAAGGTGGCTTGGGCTGGAACTACACTAACTCTTGCCCATGGATTTACCACTTTATATCATATTAATGCTACTTTGATCAATGGAACTGGAAGTGGAGCATCTACTGCTTGGACTACACGAATCACTGAACTTAATCCTGCATTAGGAGGAGTTTCCTGCTCAATTAGAACTGATTCCAATGCTGTTTTGGGTAGTGGTGGGTCTGTTACTTGGTTTGCTATTGGTTTGGTGTAGTTTAGTAATAAAAACAATTTAGCCCAATAGGAGAATTATGGAAGCACAAAAAATTATATGTCTTCCTGTCTCCTATTGGGCTTTTTATTGGAGAAAATAAAATGAGTATAATTAAGTGCAGCCTATTAACGGCAACGTCTGGAACTGCATATGTCTACTCAGATCCTATTGATTTAACAAAACGACACTTAGCTGATAGAAATGTGTCTGTTAAATGTGATATCAGTGGATCTGCTGTGTCAGGAATTGTGGGACTTAATGCTTGTTGGGCAGAGTCTTCAGGTGGGACGTATGCCTTTTTTGCAACAGGACAAGGAGCAACTACCAAAATTTTGTCTTCAGGAACCTCAATTGGTGGATATGGTGCGAATGGTTCTTACTTGATTCCTTTGTACTTTTCTGGGGTTGGTTTAAGTGGAGTTACTGATAGATTTAAAACAGGGGGGTTTCTAAAGATCGGTGCCATTGCGAACAACAATAACTCTCCTGTCAATATCAATATAATTATTCACTAATATGAGGTAAACATGAGCGGATTTGAAATTGGAAAACTTACCGAAGATGATTTTGTGAAAGAAGAAACCTCTAAGCAGTTATGGTACTTGTATAAAGGGCAAGAACATACGCAGGAAACACAAGAGAAGATATTGGGTCAATGCTCTTGTCGAATGGAGCAATGTAAATTATCTTCTGAAGAAAAAGATAAAGAGTATGACAAGCGATTCTCTAAAATAGAAAAAAGTAAAAAGTTTGATACTGCCCTTGGCACAGCTTCGGGGGGTATAGGAGGATTCCTAGCGTTTGTACTTCAAAAATTCCTTAATCTATAGGAGATACAAATATGTGGACATGGAATGATACAATATCTCTTATCAAAAAGCATGAAGGATTTAGAGATAGATTATATTGGGACACCAATAAAGTTCTAACTGGAGGATGGGGACATGCCTTCACTGTTGGATCATTCCTTCCACATGATATTGCTGAAAAATTTTTCCTGTATGATTTCAATCAGGCAACTATTGATTACAAGCAATTAAGTATAGCTACCATTGATCCAGTAAGACGAGCAGTTCTGACTGATATGCTTTTCAATCTTGGGCTTACAAAATTTTTGAAATTTAAACGGCTGAATAAAGCTCTACATGAAGGTGATTATATCTTAGCTTCCAAGGAAATGTTAGACAGTAAATGGGCAGAACAAGTTGGAAGTAGAGCCTATGAATTATCTTGTATGATGGAGAGAGGAAACAGATCATGTTAGATTTTAATATAATTCTTCCTTATTGGCTACAATGGGACCAAAATCTTCAGGTAGTTGTTGCCTATATTAATGAATTTATAAAATGTAATTATGTTTCTTTGGGTTTTCTCCTGTATATTTTGAAATATATAGCTACAAAATCAAAAAATAACTATGACAATAAAATAGCTACCTACTTATCTAATCTTCTTCGGGTAAAAAAATAATGAATACTACTAACTATATTTATTACAAAAAAGGGTATAAATATCAGCTTGATACTGACTATTTAATTCAAACTGATATCTGCCCGAAAGTAAATATAGATACAGATTTTATAATTTTAACATCTACAGGGCTTTTACATATTAAGAAAGGCTATGCATTTGACGGACCGTCAGGCCCGGCTATAGATACTTCAAATTTTATGAGGGGAAGTCTAGAGCATGATGCTTTTTACCAGTTAATGAGAATGGGCAAACTGGATGCTTCATTTAGATACAAAGTTGACGACAGGTTATATTTTGTTTGTATAGAAGACGGTATGAGCAAAATAAGAGCATCATGGGTTAGATGGGCAGTTAGAAACTTTGCAGCCCGTTCTGCATCTCCTCAAGGGGAAAGAACTATTTATAGAGCACCTTTAACTTAGGAGGTTTTATGTTTAAAAATTTAGTAATTGTTATTTGTATTTTGTTTATCACCTCTTGTTCGTTTTTGAAAGTAAAAAAGGCCGAGGTTGATTTTTGTGCTGATGCCCCTCCCACATCCAAATTCTGTTCTGTTGCTAAAGCACTTGATTGGCATTTGAATGATCTGAATGAAAAAATAATGAAAGCCAACTTGGTTGCTGTTGCTTCTGGTCAGATCAAATGCGATGAAATCATAGCCACAACCAAAGAGATCAGAACTGTTCTTGAAAACGTTCCCCCTGGACGATTGACCTATGAGAAGATGATTTATTATCTAAAGGACACCAGCAAAGAAACCAGAAAGGGAATTGCTATCACTTTAATCCTCATTGGCGATGACATTGACTATTTTGCTGTTCCTGAAGTAGTAGATCCTTATGATATGAAGTTGATTCTTGGATTGTTGAACAATATTGATTCAAAAGTGAATACTGAAGGAAGATTGTTAGAAGAATTAGTAAAATAAGGATACTTCATGCCAACAAATAATCCTAAATCAGTTAAAGCTCTAGAGTGGATAACTAATTACTTTAAGGAGA